GTGGGTGTACCACGACGTAACGAAAGTTGTACCAGTAAGCCAACCACCAATTGCCAGATAAGCAGTGGGAAGAAGTAGTAGTCCAGACCAGCCAACAAATACAAAGCGGTCGCGTTTAAGCCAGTCGTCCAGGACATCAAACCACCCCCTCGTTGGTGTTGTTAGTGTGCTTGTCGTCATTTTTGTTTACCTTTTTAAATCTTTTAACCAGTATAGTTGTGGCCAAGTATCACGTATGATCTCAGCAAGTTTTGTTGGTGTCTGTGAACTTATCATATCTTAACACAAACGGAGAAAAAAATAGGGGTCGTGAGACCCCTTATTTATTTTAGTTAGTGAATGATATCAACCAACAGAAGGTGCGGTGAGTGCAACAGGAGTTGACTCAGCAGCAGCAAGATCCAATGGGAAGTTGTGTGCGTTACGCTCATGCATAACTTCCATACCCAGACCAGCGCGGTTAAGAACGTCTGCCCATGTGTTGAGCACACGACCCTGACCATCAAGGATGGACTGGTTGAAGTTGAAACCGTTGAGGTTGAACGCCATCGTGGAGACACCAAGTGCGGTGAACCAGATGCCAACAACAGGCCATGCAGCAAGGAAGAAGTGCAATGAACGTGAGTTGTTGAATGAAGCGTATTGGAAGATCAAGCGACCAAAGTAACCGTGAGCGGCTACAATGTTGTATGTCTCTTCTTCTTGTCCGAACTTGTAACCATAGTTCTGTGACTCACTCTCGGTTGTTTCACGAACCAAGGAGGAAGTAACCAGTGAACCGTGCATTGCACTGAACAATGAACCACCGAAGACACCTGCTACGCCGAGCATGTGGAAGGGGTGCATGAGAATGTTGTGCTCTGCTTGGAAGACAAGCATGTAGTTGAATGTACCAGAGATGCCCAGGGGCATTGCGTCAGAGAAAGAACCTTGACCGAAAGGATAGACCAGGAAGACTGCCGATGCTGCTGCAACAGGTGCAGAGTATGCTACGCAGATCCATGGACGCATACCAAGACGGTATGAAAGTTCCCATTCACGTCCCATATAGGCGTAGATGCCGATCAGGAAGTGAAAGACTACGAGTTGGAAAGGACCACCGTTATACAGCCACTCGTCAAGCGATGCGGCTTCCCAGATGGGATAGAAGTGAAGACCAATTGCGTTGGAAGATGGAACAACTGCACCAGAGATGATGTTGTTACCGTACATGAGTGAACCAGCGACGGGTTCACGGATGCCGTCGATGTCCACAGGGGGAGCAGCGACGAAGGCGACGATGAAACAGACGGTTGCTGCCAACAGAGTTGGAATCATCAGAACGCCGAACCAACCGACATAGAGGCGGTTGTTGGTGGAGGTTACCCACTCGCAGAAAGATTCCCACGAGGAAGTAGACTGTTGCCTTGAAAGTGTTGCCATTGTTTTGAACAAAAAAGTAAGACCATCAGGGAAATGGTGGAGTTACTATTCCTTCCTCACCCTTAGAGGAAGGTATGAAAGACGTGTTTATACACCCCATAGGTCTTGGTTACTGGGTGTCGTGTCAGCGTTTGCTGATCACTTGTATAATATATAGGCTTTAACCGATCTTGTCAACCCCTTCTTGCTGGACCAGTACATAATCTGTCCCCATGTCGGTTTCGACTAACCAGGTTTGATATGCGTCATAGACCAGACGGAATGCCTCAGGAGAACCATTCGCATCTTGGAATTTACTAAGCATACCTTGACATGCTCCACTAGATGTGAAGTCATGGCAGAATTCATACACTTTTCTATTCAGTTCACACCCATGCATAACGAGTGCTGCCAAACAAAAACGCCTATCATCCAGGCGTTCAGGATTGTATCTCCAATCTTCAATCATAGTGATACACAACGTAATTCTTGTTTATAGGTGTGAGAGATACTCATTTTTGTACAGAGATAAATGTAAAACTCTGCTTTTAATTTACTGAGATTATTGTAGTGGTTCAGACGAATCCATCTACCATTCAGGTTACGTTCTAATGCGTATCTCTCCATTTATCTGTGCCTAACACAGATTTATTTAGTTCTACCAAATTCCAGGAATGATTTGTCCTGTCAGAGCATATGCTCCAAGAGCAGCGACCACTCCGATCATTGCTGCCCAACCATTGATGCGTTCTGCGTTTTCGTTCATTGTTCTTTGAGATAATTGAGTACGTTTTGAGGTGATGAGATGTCATATGGGTCTGCTGGACACAGACCAATCTTCCCAGGTTCTTCAAAGATCCTTTCGATCTCTCCATTATTTACCACCATAGCATATCGCCATGATCGGTATCCAAACCCTAGGTTTGCTTTGTTCACTGCCATTCCCATGGCGCTAGTGAACTCACAAGAACCATCAGGGATTGGTTTTACATTTTGGATCTGACTTAGTTTAAACCAAGCATCCATGACAAACGAATCATTAACTGACAAACAGTATACTTCTTGTACATACTTCATGAACTCAGGATAGAGTTCTTCGTATGCAGGAAGTTGTTTGTTTGAGCATGTAGGTGTGAATGCACCAGGTAGTGCAAACACTACGGTTCGTTTGCGACCAAACAGATGGTGGGTATCAATATCAATCCAGTCGGTTGCTCCCTGTTTGTATTTGAAACTAACCTCAGGAATGATCATGACTCCTCCTTAACTTTCCAGGATCCACCAACGCCACCGTCCATGTTGACAACAATGTCGTCTTGCGGTTTCAGATGATGAGGTTGATGGGGTCGATCCATAGGTTGAGACTTGGTGTCATCATTCCTAGACAGATTCTTGATCACAATGAAGGCATCCTTATTAAATTTGCGATGCCCCAGTGGTGATGACCACTTCTTATTGTAACCTTCGGGTTGATCAATGCCAGAGACAACAGTGCCTCCGACCTCAACCACGATGTTATCATGTCTCACGTCCCAACCAAGAGCAGCAACTGTTTCGATTAGGGACTCTGCTGTATAAGTTTGTTGCATTAGAAACCAAAGATACCAAAGAAAAATACACTACCACTAGTAGCATAGGAAATAACAGCAGCAACAAATCCAAGCATTGCTGTACGACCATTCAGTTTTTCTGCTCTTTCTGCATAGGACTCATAACCATAACGCTCTGCGTCGGTCTTTGAGATATACATTTGTGGTTCTTTGGCGTACATGTTTGTACGTCCACCATCCTCAGTAGTAACAGTCATGATTGTAAAGTTTTGCAACGGAACATAATTATATAGGAAATCTTAAAAGTTGTCAAGAGAACGTGATCACGTCCTGCCCAAAACCTGTATTGATTTCAACATTTCCCTGTGCTGCTTGAACAGTAGGGGAAGAATAGTCAAACTCCTCTGGATAGAGAGAACTACTATCAAAATTGTATGCATTGTCAGAGGGGTCTGGGATCCCCTCAGCGATGGTTTGAACACCTTGGTAGTGTCTCCACATCTCTTGCAGACTATTACGATCGAATGTAGGATCGTCAATTGCTGCTTTCAATGCACCACGCAATGCGTAGACTGCATTATCAAATTCATTACGAACGTTTCTCATTGATCAGTGTCCAAGTGTGATTTTACATTGTCGCGTACATAGCAGGGAACTCCTGCTGGGTCCAACCATTTTGTGTATTCAAAGTCATCCATTGCTGTACTCATCTGCATGGAATTATCACAAAGATACATGTCCTGGTACTTTCCAGTACGAGCACAGGTCTTTTGAATACGAAAGTCGGGAGTGCCATTGTCGAGAAGACCTGCCTCAACATAGCGATATGGAAAGCGTTCTAGGAGAACAATCGGTGTCATGTATTGGTGAGATAACCTAGGCATATGATAGCACGTTAGAGGAAATGATACCACCCTGTTGCGATCAGTTTCTCTGATGTGTCTGATTGGCGACCCTTATGAGTATAAGTCCAGTCGCTAGGCCAGATGACAGTCAAACCTTTTTCAGCAGGAACATATAGGTCTTGATGGAACCACTCGGTCCCACCATCGGGCACGTCATTGAGGAATGTCATCCAGACTAGGTGTCTATAAGTATTAGATCTACTTGATGACTGCCTTTCGCAGTGCCACATGTGGTATCCACCACCAGGTTTATAGTATTGAAGATTGAAGAACTCTTCCATCTTCCAGATGTTCGTCTTGGAACACAAAGGAAAGCGATCGACATAGTTATTTGCTACACGATTCACTTCCCCAGTGAAGTCACGGACTCTACTATCAGTAATTCCCATAAAGACAGGGTTGTCTAAGGAATCTTTGATAGTAGTGTCTACCATTCCACCACCATTATCATCAATAGTTTCCCCAGGCCACTTCTCAAAAATTGTTTGAGTATTATAAAAGTCAACGATGCCGTCAACAACACCTTCGTCGATCTTCTCTGTGTAGATAAAATCAGTGCGAGGATATGCTAAACGACCATCATAAAGTATCGGTTCTGGGGACAGTTTCATTTAGACAAGTACGTTATCTGCTATTAGGTGGTCAATAAGATAGGCATAATCTTCTTCAACATCTGAACCAAAGAACCTAACTCCTTTATTTTCATAAAAGCGACAGACCTGTAAGAACAGATGAGGATACT